CAGCACGCCACAGCGTATTCATACAATGTCGGTGGGTGTAGGTGCAGTCAATGCAAGCAAGCGGTAAAGGAATACCGCAGTCAATACAGAAAGGACAAAGCGAAAGGCAAAGGTAAAAGCCTTAGCAAAAGCGAAAGCAATAGCAGAAGCGATAGCAGAAGCCAAAGCAATAGCAAAAGCGAAAGACATTTACCTCGTGACAGGTGGAGAACCACTTGGAACGAAGCCATAACCAAGTCAGGTATTGGCTGGTATCCCAAAACGCACGACCTTAGACACGCTAACGCCACCCTTCTCTTGAAGGGCGGAGTAGATGTTCACGAGGTCAAAGAGCGTTTAGGTCATCAGTCAATCACAACGACGGAAAGGTATTTACACCGAATCCGTCACCAGCAGTCAAAGGCAGCCGAGGTTGTCAGCGACTATTTGGAGTGAAAGATGAAAGAACAAACGAAAGCAAGAGCAGAGTCTTTAGCAAAAGCCTCTGCAAAAGTAATAGCAATACAGAAAGAACAGGCAAAAGTAAGGCTAAGAGCATTGGGACTAGGTGGCGTAGCAATTATGCTGGCTGGTGGTCTTGTAGCAATCGGCACAACCGAGGCTGTAGCACCAACCAAAGCCGAAGCCTTAGTAATACAAGTGAATAAAAAAGAAGCAGTTCTAAAGAAGTATGAGAACGCTCATACTTTGACCGACCAACAGTTGGTCGAATTGCTTTCAGCAGTCGGTTTCGAAGGTCACGACCTTAAAGAAGCGTGGGCGATTGCTAAGAAAGAATCTAACGGACGTCCCCTTGCCCACAACGGGAACACCAATACAGGTGATAACTCCTACGGCGTATTTCAAGTAAATATGCTTGGCGAACTTGGAGTTGATAGAAGAGAACAATTTGGCTTAAAGTCAAACTCTGACTTGCTGAACCCTGTTGTCAATGCCCAAATTGCTTATCACATGAGCAATGGCGGAGAGAACTGGACAGCATGGAAAGGAACTAGCACACCCAAAGTAAAGCAATGGATGAGTAAGTTCCCTGTAAAGCAATAGCAGAAGCGACACGAGAAGCCCCATCAGAAATGGTGGGGCTTTCTCATTTATGGTAAAGTAAAAGCCTTAGCAGAAGGGAAAGCAAATGGGAGCAAAGAAGAACCAAATGAAAATTGATGCCGCATTAGCGGCACGACAAGCAGCACATAAGGGCCCAGGGGGTAAGTTACCTGGCTCTCGTAACCGAAAGAAGACTGGTTACGTAAAGATAGCCGCTATCAATAAGTAACTACAAGAATAAATCCCCCTATAGCGCCAGATGTAGGGGGATTTTTTGTATCCTTAGAACATGGCTAAAGCAACTTCAAGCGAAATAGCCCACGCTTCAACCGTGGGAACAAGACAAATACTTCCTAACGGAGATGTTGTTTCAACAGCACGTCATCCTAATTCAGCAGACCATGTGATTAGAGTTCGTTATCGCAAAGGTGTTGTTATGGAAGGTACAGTTCATCACGAACCTATTTCAATTGTGACAATGCGCCAAAAGAAGATTGAAGGAGAAGCAAAGGCAAGAGCAGATAGAAGTTCTGCTAACAAAGCCGCACAACTAGCAAAGAAGCGTGCTCGCTCTGCTGAAAACAACAACCAGAACAAGCCTAATAAAAAGAAATAACTATTAAAGAAGAAAGCCCCCTACCAAAAGGTAAGGGGCTTCTTTCTTTTGTAACTATTGATTTTCTTTAATCAGTTTCACTTCGCAAGCATCGGTAGTGCAGTAAGCCTCACCGATTGCGTCAGAAGCCATACCCGCATAAACACCGCTGAAGTCAATAGGGAACAACTTCATAGTTGCGTCCTCGTATTCGTCTTTAGTTATCTGTGTGTAAGGCATCTGTGGATAGACAGCGTTACCCATAGGCAAGAAACTAATAGTCTTTAACTGACCATCGTGCATGTGCAAGATAGATGGGATTGCTTCGGCTTCTTTCTCTGGGTCAAAGGTAACTGTGACTGATACAGAGTTATCTGACCAGTAACGCTGTACCACTACCGCTAAAGAAACCTTCTCGTGAACTGAAACTTCTTTTTCTGCTCGTTTAGCATTAGTTTCAATTGGGAAGAACACAACTGAAGTAGTGTCAGGAGATTCAGAGGCAGGTTCAACTCTGTAGTTAGCCATCTTGAACAATGGAAGCATAGGGTCAGTATTAGCAAAGCGGATTGCTCTGTTAAAGAACTTACCGCCTGATGCCCAGTGAACCCCTGGAGACTCACCAGCAAGGATAGATACAGTTCCTGATGGCTTAACTGTTGTCATCTTGATTGATTGACGAATGCCAAGCCACTCAGAGTAAGACTCGTCGTACTTCTTAATGACTTCGTAACCTTGATTGAGCCAATCACGAAGTGTTGTCCAACCATTGTTATCCGCAAAGTTTGCAATACCAGAGATTGAAGTTCCAATACGGCGATTGCGTTGCATAATTGCGTTTGTCTCTTCCCAGTGTGTAGGTAGAAGAGTTACAGTCTTTGCGTATAGATAAGCGAACTTAAGTGTGCGCTTAAAGTCTTCAAGTGAGTCGTGACGATTAAGGTAAGTCTCAACCAAGGTACAACATTCAAAAGATTCTAGTGACTGTTCCGCACAAGGGTTGTAGCCAGCAATACGCCAGTCCTTGTTGTTAGGTGGGTCAATGAGTCTTCCATACTTACGGGATACATCCATCCACACAACGCCTGGCTCACCATTGCGAACAATGCCGTCAATAATCTTAGAGAAGTCTGAACCGACTTTAGCCTCTACAGAGTTGTTAGACATCCAAGCCCAGCCAGGATTAGCAGGGTCGTAAGAGTTACGCTCTGGGTATACCTCTGCGTTCTTAAGGTTAAGGAAGTTCTCATCGTCAATTTGACCAATGAGAAGTTCAGCAGAACGACGAACGTTGCCTGATACAACGCAGACACCAATCATATTTCCAATGTCAGCAAGGTCAGTCTTTGTCAGTTTCTGACCAGCACGACCAGTGAACATTTTGTTGATGTGGTTATGGAGTCTTAAGAGTGGTTCGTGTCCTGCTGCGGTTCCACCAAAGATTTTAATTGGCGTACCTGCTGGACGGATTTCTTTGTAATCAAATACTGGAGTCTTCGTATCTGGTTTGAGGTAGGAATTGATGAGGAGCGAAACTGATTCGACCCATCCTTCTCTGGTGTCTGGTATGACATAGGTTTCACCTTGTTGTGGCTCATAGATGTTGAAGTCCTTATCTGCTCCCTTGTCGTCGAATCCAACTCCGACGCCGAGCATAGATGCTTCCATAAGGAAGGCGAATGGTTTGGCTGGGTCTGTCTTGGTCATAGAGTTTGTAGAGACAAATGCACAGTTCTGCAAAGCGGCAGAGTTGCGTTGCTCATTAACTAGGGGAGTTCCCATTACCCATAGTCCTCGTCCTGGTGGAGTCCACTTCAACTGAAAGAGGCGGTCAAATGCTTCTTTAGCCGAGGCCGCTGCCTTTGCGTCTGACCAAGGTAGGCGCTGGCTTTTAGCGTGGTCTTTCTGTAGGGAGTACATGCCGTTGATAACTCTCTGGCATACATCTACCCACGTCTCTTTAGTACCATCTGCCTTCAGGCGTGAATAGGTACGCAAAAAGGTAATCTCCCCAACGGAATTACCAGCAGCGTCTCTATAGCCAAAAGGTGGTGTCTTGTCCTTGTAAGACTCAACGAATTCGTTTGCTAGTTCAAAAGAGAACAACCCCATTTAACGACCACCATTTCTATGTAATTGAATATACCCCTCAACAGGGAGACCTATTGTGACGGAGGAGAACCTACCATGCACTTGTTAACTTCGAAGACTAGGAACTAAATCGTGTGGGGCTAAACTAGCCTCCACCTTACTCCACTACTCTCCACTTACTGTTATCAGATAACTTACTCTTCTATGGATTCAGAAATAATCCTTGTAACAGTATCTTCTCTAAGTGCTTCTGGAAGTTCTTTAAGGGCTTGGGCTCTGTCTCCAAAGATAGCAGATAGAACTCCACCTGAAGATTGACGGCTAGCAGTAATCTGAATGAACTCTTTATTCTGGTCCATCTCATTGATGTTGCCCACTAGTTTTAGAAGACGGTCAATCTCTTGAGAAAGATTAGGGTCTGCATACCCGCCATTCATTTCTTCAGCAAAACGCATAAAAGCAACTCTTTGCCCCTGCATTTCAACGATTGCAGTCAAAAGAGATTTCAATTGTTCTTTAGTCTTTACCTCAACTGGGAGGTTAAAGGCACAGGAGTTTGAGGGTTTGAAGGCTGGACAATTAGCCGCTACAAAACAAGTATCGCATTGGCGAAGGGATGTGCTTTGGTTGCTGATGATTGGAACGTCTTTTAGAACGTCTTTACCGTCTTCATCTGTCTCCACGACTGTCTTCATCTTGTACCCAAAAACAGGAAGGTTTTGCATCTCTTCAGGGGCTCTTTGGACTAGTTCTGTAGGTTCTTTTTTCCGCATGTCGAGGTCACTGTTATCAGAAAGGTACCCCCCTAATTCCCCTAAACCAGATAGTAAAGGGGTATCGCTGTTATCAGATACTATGTCCTTTTTACCACCTTCAATGATGTGTAAGTCAGGGGTTTTCTTGTCCATGGATGCCTCTAGTTTCTTGTATGACCAGACTGCCACTCTAGTCGCTTCTAAGGTACTATCTTGGTTAAACGCTAAATAGTCTAGCCCAGCCTTCTCCACTATGGCCTTGTAACGTGGGCGTGCTTGGCTCTTCATCTTCTTGGGATAACGGTTTAACTTGGTGCCATCCCAAACGATTGTCTCGCCCCTTCGCATGGGCGAAAGCCATGACAATGTGCTGGCTGTGCTAAATGGTACCTGTCGTAGGTTGTCAGGCTTGGCACAGGCTAAGGCGTGGAACTGGGTTCCAAACTGCCTCTGATAGCCTCTGGTGACCGCTGAAAGGCTAGTGACAGACTCAATCTCGTCATTGGGTATGACTACGTTTTGGTGGTTCTGGCATAGGCTCTTAAGGGCTGGTAGCCCGTACTCTTCGTGCCAGACTACCCAGAATTTAGGGTCATGCTCGTAGAAGGCTCTTTGCTGGGCTACCCACTCTTGCCCCAGAACTAGGGAATCAAACTCCATAAATGCTGTTGCTCGTTCAGAGTTATCCACAAGGAACTCTTGGTATTCAACGGCTAAAGACGTTAGTTCTTCTTTAGAGAGTCCAGCCTTATCTGCCTGGGCTGCTCCAGACTCAATTACTATCTGGACATCAGAATCAAAATGTTCTGAGATTAACCATCTTTTGGTCTTGGGCAAACCTCTTTTGCGAAGTCCCCAAAAGTTGAGTCCCATCAACTCAACCTTTTGCCCTTCTAACAGGGTACGGTTACTGCCAACTTCGGCACCGCTAAATATGATTCTCATTAGTCAAAGAAGTTTGGTTCTTTAGGACGTTGGGCTTCTTTAGCCTTGGCTAGGTTTACACGAGTTACTGCGGCTTCAATATCAGACCACTTACGAACCTTTCGTGGGGCATCTGGGCGGTCTTCTACTTTTACGTAGCCTGGGTGACTAAACAATAAAGAAGTTACGTTCTGTGTTTCAAACACCCAAGCACACATTGCGGGGTCGCTGTCAACGTACATCTCAAGGGGTGCTTTGGAACGTGCCAAAAGAAACTGTCTCTTCTTTAGGTCTTCACCCTCTAAATGGGCCCCAACATCAA